AAAAAATCACCTGACTGGACGACCAAAACAACGTTGATCCTGCTGGACTAGTAAATGTCACCTTAATGTCAGGCGTTCCGTCGGCTGCGTATGTGTATAACCATGCTTCAAAAATGTACGTTTCATTCGCTGCAATAGCAAATTTTAATTGACTATCGTTGACTAGTGTCGTGCTGCTGGTCACTGTTTGGTCTGATGACTTTCGCACTGTTTTAATTGTTGGTGCGGTTGCTGGTGTTGCCCATGACGGCGCACCCGCTGCGACTGTCAAAACCTGACCTGTGCTGCCAATTCCCAAACGGTCAAACGTGCCTGAACCAGTGCCTTTGATTAAGTCACCTGCGGTCGTGATTGCAGTTGCCATTGAATTGGTGATCGTGACTGCACCTGAAGTGCCACCGCCTGAAATGCCAGTGCCAGCGGTGACGGCTGTGATGTCGCCCTGGTCATTTGTGATCCAAGTGAAATCCATGTCGGCATTTGTTGCCTTGGAAAGAATTTGACCAGTTGTGCCACCTAATAAATCTGCCATAGAAGTGGCAACCGCTTGACCAAAAACTTCAAAATCGGCGGGCAAGTCCGTTACTAGATCGGAATTTTGTGGCATTTGCCACGAAAACGGGGTGGTTGGGTTTGTAATTTGTCTCTCCTTCGTTAAGTGATAATTGTTGCACGTGCCCAGTCAAGCGCAGGCGACACGCCCGACCAGGTAAATGTGTTGGAAATTTCGTCCCATTGAAGTGCCTGTAATGAATACGCCGTAGGTGACACGTTCAACGTTACCGAAACCTGATTGTACGAAGCCTGAAACGACCAACCTTCCACGAAACCCTGAAAGATTGCACCCATGTTTGAAGGCAGGTCATTGATCGCCACGGGTTGCCCCATGAACGTGCCAATAAGGTCGTCACGGTCTGCGTTGTCCAATTCTGGGTTTGTCAGGTCAAAAGTAATTGCGCTGAAATTTGCCTGCGGGTCTTTGCGAAGTGCTAAATAAAAGTCTGCCTGATCTTCAGCGTCAGTTGCATTGTGAAGCGTTGTGGTGATGATTTGTGAAAGTTGTCCGTAATTCGTGATTGAAGTTGCGTCACTGGCAGATTTTTCTGCACTGCTGGTTGCGCCGTATTTGATTGTTAGGTTGTTGCGAACGTCGCCCGCACGGGTTTCAGTACGCAAACCAGCTGCTCTTGCTTGATTTGCCGTAAGTTGAACGTAACCGTTTGCTGATAGGTATTGGCTGCGGTGCGTTGAATCGGCGTATGAAATACGACCTTGCGCGTCCTCATAAATGTACCCAAGCCCTGAAGTTGCCAACGCTGAAACCAATGAATAAATGTCGGTGCGGCTGCTAGATCGTGCCGCTAATTCGTAATTGCCTGGTTGGTCAATTTCTCCCAAACCAGTATTTCCCGCACCCGCCCACGTTGTTGTCGGATCGTAAGTTGCCCAAGTCAACGCCCCAGGCACTTCAGCCCATGTTGCAAGCAATAATTGTGAAAGTATCGTGTAAATCTGATTGCCGTCAAAATCCTTTGAAAGTACGCCGTTAGTCAATGCCTTTGGCAAACGTGCCAGCGCGCCAAGTGCGGTGATCGAATAGGTTTGCGTAAATGTTGTGGAACCCACGTCACGCACTTCCAGCCCAATGTCTACGACGTTGCCTCCAAAAATGGGCACAAATGTATTTGACGTGTCTTTGATTGAAATGCTGATTGTTGAATTTATGGCAACGGGGATTGTTGTTTGATTTAGGTCTATCAGCTGAATGTTGCAATAACCTGCTTGTGCCTGTTCATAAATGTTTGTCCGACCGCTTTGAATTGAAAGATTTGCTAAAACTGCGCTGGTGTATTCAACGCCGTCTAGTTCAACCTTCCAAACGGGATTCCATTGCGTCATGCTGTGACCAAATTACCCGCGCCGCCTGTGCCGCGATAAAACGAATTGTTTAACGTGTCAACAATTGTGCGGGCTGTGCCTTCCTTGTCTATCGCACCATTCACTGTCACGTTGATCGTTGTGCCTGCTGAAGTCATGCTGCCGCGATCACCACCTGACGCCGCCAAGATTCCTGCAAGGCTTGTTGTGCTAACACCTGAAACGCCTGAAGCACCCAAACCAGTGATTGCTGCCTGCGCCGTTACTGCTGCCTTGCTTGCCGTTGTAACGCCACCACCAATGCCACCGCCTGTACCACCTGCAAACGTGCTGGTTGTGATCTTGTTACCCGCACCGCCACCGCCCGTGCCTGCTGTTTCGCCGCCTGTTGTGAAACTGCCGCCCCCAGGCATTGTGCCGCTAAAGCCTGACGCACCTGGTGTTGTTACTGACGTTTCGCCAATTTTGGGAATAAAAGCAATGTCCGCACCTGGCTTGACTAGGTTGATTCCGCGAATAATTAGGTTGATTCCTTCAATGTACATGTTTAGCAATGGTTTGATCGCTGACATGACTTTGCCAATGATGTTGATTGCAATGCTTGCAATTTTGCCAGCGTTTTCAAATGCGGTTCCAATTACTTTTCCAAGTATCGGGGCAACAAATGCTATGACGTCAGCAAATGATTGAAATTCGTCTTTGTTGTTTTTGATTGCGGTTTTGACACGATCAAAAACACTTTTGATTCCTTCAAAAATTGGCTGAATGGTGTTTTTGACTACTACGCCGACCTCACTGATTGTTTTGCCAAACCCGTCCGTACCGGTCAAACTGAACGCACTGGTAAATGCTTGAATGGCTGGCAATGCGTTTTGATTTATAAATGATAAAAATTTGTCAAGAATTGGCAGCAGTGCAGTGCCTAGTGTTTCCTTCGCTTCGTCAAATGCAATTTGAACACGTGCAATTTTGCCAGCGTATGTTTCAGCATTTGCAGCGGCTGCGCCGCCAAACAATGACGAAAGTTTTGTTTGCACCTGATCGAACGACATTGTTTTTAATTCAGCAGCTGATAAACCAATGCCCAATTTGCCCAATGCTGCGGTGTTTCCGTCATAAGCCTTTGCAAGGCTGTTCGCGACGGCTTCAACTGGCTTTCCTGTTGCAGCGGCTACGTCAAGCGCGATTGCCAATAAATCTTGTGCCTTTGCTGTGTCGCCTGTTGATCGAACCAAACGACCCAAGGCTGGGCGAAGTTGATCGTCCGCCACGCCCGTTGCCAATGACATTTGCAGGATTGACGCCTCAGTCGCTTTGATCTGTGCGTCTGTTGCACCCGTTGCATTTTGCAACGCCAACGCCAATTGTGTTTGTGCCTTTTCGTCCTCAATTGCAGCCTTTACTGCGTCAATACCGATTGCAATTGCAGCAGCCCCAGCAGCGGCAGCAGCAGCGGCGAAGGCTTTACCGATAGCCAAACCAGCCTTGCCAACCTTGTCGCCAAATGAATCAACGTCGCCGCTGGCTGTTTTCAGCGATTTATTTAAACCGTCAACGTCACCCAGGATCGAAAGTTTAAGGGTACGACTGCCTGCCATTATGTGTACTTCCTAACGATTGTGAAAAATGCTTCTTCCCACTTTTTCACAATTTCAGGCTGTGCGCTGCGAAGTGTTGGATAGATAAACCAACCACGTGAACCGCGACCTTCACGACCTGACCACACTGGGAATTGCTTAAAACGGTTTGAACCGAATTCATAACCTTGCCAAACCTGTTGGGTTGTACCGCCGCCACTTAATTTTTGACGCGCAAAACCGTAAGAAATCTCACCAATTTTTGACGACTTACTTACTGTCGCACCGTCAGCAATTATTTTTGACGCACGGTTATTTCTTTGCCCAGCAGTTGACGAAACCTTTTGTTTGACAAATTCTGCCAATTCGCTGGTGACTTCTTTTGCCTGCTTTGTTGCTTCCTCGTCCATTGCTTTAAACGATCTAAGAATCGCGCGTAATTCAGCCTTGTCGTAACTGATTGCTTCAGTTGCCATTTGCGCGCCTTTCTAAGATTTCGATAACGGTCAGAATGTCCTCAGCAGAATCAAATTCATTTGGTGATAACCCCGTTGCCAGGGCTATCTCCCAAACGATTCGACTTAGGCTTCCGACGGGATAACTTTTGGGTTTGCCTCACCGACTATCACTTCAGCAATGGTTTCAGTCCATGCCTCAATTGGCTTGACTGGCTTTCCTGCCGCTTCACGCTTCATGGCGTGATAAGCAAGAAATACAAGATCAGAAATTCCAATCTTTTCCTGTGCCTGGCTGATTGTGAAACCCGTATTCTTTTCCCATTTTACCCATTCAGGCGGTGCTGCCGTGTAGGTAATTTGGTCGCCGTTGTTGTATTCAATTGTTATTGGTAACTTCATTTTGTCTCCCGATTTCTATTTCTTAGCTAAATGTTTCGGTTGGTGTTCCAACCACAACAAATGATAGGTCAACGGTCTGTGCGTCTGGTGCTGCCCCGCCGACTGACGGGAACACTGGCATTACGTTGAACGCAAAAACTGCACCAGTTGCGGCAGTCAATGAAACCGCCAATGTTGTGTTTGGTGCTGTTTCGCAGGCTGCCCACAATGCTTCGCATAGTGATCCAGTTGCGCCCCAGTCTGCAAGCATTGAAACGTCAAAAGTCCACTGATCGTCTAAATGTTTGTAAGCCTTGCCGTCTAAAGTTTGGTACGTCTCAACGGTTGGTGAATTTGCTAGCGTCGCACTGGTCGCCTGTGCGTCGTAGTTAACTGTTGCAATGGTCACGACTAGATCGCGACCCGTAATGATTGTCGTTGGCATTTTGTCCCCTAGGTAGTTTGTGTGTAGTAAGTCGAAACGTTTATGTCGGCAACCAGCATTGGACTTTGACCTACTTCCAACACCGTCGGCTTTTCAATAACGCCCACGACGTATCCCGCTGGCATTGCAGCAAGAATTCCGATTATTAGTTTTTCCAGATTGTCCAGTGACGCCGCGTTGCTGTTTGACGCAACAATTGCACTGATTGCAAAATTAAGTTTGACCTGTGTTTTTGCCTTGCCAATTAGCACTACTTCCATGTAAGGCGAATCAGGCACGATCACAATTGCGGGTGGGATCGGCGATTCAGGAACGCTTGAATAGCATGTGGCAGATAACGCGCTGAACGCGTTGGCTAGGGCTGCACGTGTTTCTGCAATTGAATTGGCTGGCATTATTGACAAATTCCTTCGACGTCTAAAAACGGCTG